ATATTATGACTATAAATTTTTCAAATTATTTGAAGAAGAAACAACTGATCTTAAAAGTAAAGAATCTCAAGGCTTAGCTGTTATTGATAAAATCATTAGTAATTTTGATGATTTTAAATCTGCAGCTGGTGGAGAAATTACTAAATTTAAAGAATTTTGGGAAGAAAATAAAAAAAATAAAGAAGGATTTTCTGATAGCGGAAATGTATATAAGCTACACGATAGTGATTATGTAGTAGGAGTTTTAGAACTTCCAGTCGAAACTTTATCTGATGGTAGTTTAGATGGTGGCCTGGGGGCAACAGATGAACCAGAAGAAGAAATTATAGAAGGACCAGAAATTGGCGCTGAAGAAGATGTAGAAGAACCTCAGGAAGATTTCTTTGAAGAACGTCCAACTAATGAAGCAGAAGAAGAAGAAAAAGATTTAGATTTAGATCTTGATGCAGCCCCTGAAGAAGATAGTTTAGATCTTGATGCAGCCCCTGAAGAAGATGGTTTAGATCTTGATATCGCCCCCGAAGAAGAAACACCTGAAGAAGATTTGCCTACCGATGATTTAGCAACAGAAGAACCTATTGAAGATTTACCTACAGAGGAACCTGTTATGGGCGGAGAACAAGCTAATTTAACATCACCTCAAACATATCTTGTAGTTTATGATATGGCAAGTGGTGAAAGAGAAGAAATTTTAAGATGTGGTTCAAATAATGTTGTTAACGCATTCAATGCATTTTATAATGACACATTTAAAGGATCTATGAAAAATGCTATCCTTCAGTATAAAGAGCAAAAAGAAAAAGAAAAAATAGAAGCTGAAAAGACTGAAAAAGAAAAAGCACAAAAAGAAAAAGATTCTAAAGTTAATAAATTTTTAGCAAAATAATAAAATGAATATGAAAAAATTAGTTAAAGAACAATTAAATGAAACATATCCATCACCTGAAAAGAATATTGACGCGTTAGTAGAAGAGGTTTTGGAATATATTACTAACATCACTGAAGTTATTGAGTTTGAAAAAGACTATGATAGATTTATAGAGAAATTAAAAAAACAATTATAGAATCATTGTAAAATGGTTTGAATTTGAAATCTCACAAAGATAAAACTAATAACTTAAAACGAAAGGAACTATGTTCCTTTTCGTGTGTTTTTAACAAAACTTTAATAAATTTATAACGTATAATATAAAAGAATTTGTTATATTTAAACAAAAAATATGATTACTGTAGTAACTACTTACAAATTCCCTATTTTTAAACTTTTTTATGAACATTACCTTCATGATATCTTTCGAGAAAATCTTTTACTTTATGTAGATCAAGAAGATTCAAGTGAATTTCGTAATTTAGTTGATCCAACAAAAACAAGAATATTTGATAAAAATGACATCATAAAATATTATGGTGATCTTTATATGCCTAATGGCAAATACTTTAAGAAAATGTATTTCATTAATATGATCTCAGAGATGGGTTTGTTAAATGATGCTATTTATATGACTGACGATGATGTGTTAGTATATGATAAATCGTTTAATGATATGCTATCAGGGGATAAAATTATTTATGATAAAGAACCCTTCCCCCTTGTAGATAGATGCTATCCTAATTGGAAACCTATTTATAATTGGTTTAAAGAAAACATTCCAGAAAATTCTCTTCATGCAAGAGCAACGAATTTCTTTATTCCTAAATTGTATATTGAGGAATTTGCAAATGCTTTTATTAAATATTTTTATGATTTCATAAGACTTCTTAAATCACAAAGTAATCATATAGATTATTTAAATAATAAATCAAGAAGTAAACGGGGATGTGATTTTTCTGTATTTTATATTGAAGTCCCGTTTTTTGATGTAGTATTTTCCTCTTTAAATCATGATTATTATAATTTTTTACCTTTCTTTTGTGTAGCATATTCTGAACTTAGAAAAATTAAAGATAGATTAAAGACTGTAGATACCAAAACTATTATGGAAGTATTCTGTTATAAAAGAAAACCATATCCTAATAAACACCCCCTTTTACATTATAATGTAATAAACAAAGAAGTGTTTATGATTGATTCCTTTAATTATATGAATGGAAGAGATTTAATTTATAATAATATAGATGACATTTTAAAACAAAACCCAAAAGAATTTAAGAAAATGGAAATGGCAAAATCAACAAAATTATTTTAAAAATTATGAAACATTTAAAAATCCATAGAATTCTTAAAGAAGATAAATTAGATGAATGTGGGAACATAAATAATGAAAGGAAAATGAGATATGAAAATAGCATTAATTCTAGGAAGAGGAATTGAAGGCGCCGGCGTTACTCGATATATGATTGAGATTTGCGGCTTTCTTAAAACAAATAACATAGAACATACAGTTTATGTTATAGATGATAAAAAATGGGGTAGAGGTAAATCTCAGGATATGCCTATACATGAAATGATTACAAAAGATAATATTGGAATTATCGCAAATACACTTAATAAGTTTGATTATGTTTTCTTAAATAGTGTTCCAAGTAAAAAGGGTCATTCAGAATGGGCTCAAGATGGATTTTTAGAAATGGTAAAAAATATTACTACAAAAAAAATTATCTTCCAAAATGATCATAAAATTCAATCTATTCATAGAAACGCCAATTTCTTTGAATTATGTAATTTATGTGATGGTATATGTTCTCATAGTATTACATCACCGTTCTTTAATAGATTAATAACTATGTTTGGCGGAGATATTCGAAATAAATTTATTCAATTACACGTAGGATTTAATTTTGAACAATTAACTAAATATCGTAAATCAGAACATTTTAAAAAAATAACCTACCTTGGTCGTTTTGCGACATTTAAGCAGCCTGAGAGACTCTATGGGTTCCTTCCTTATGCAAAAAATAATAACCTATTACTTGAAATGAAAGGTGTCGAGAGATCATTAGGTGCACTTAATATATTTTATGATGATATAGCAAATAAAATTCCAAATCATAGAATGATCGAGGTAAATAATAAAGTTCTTGAAAATGGGTTACAAGTTGATAATAATAAGCGTAATCTTGATAAAGTTTATATATTTGGACCATATGATTATATAGATGGAATGGAAACATTAAGTAATTCTTTAGTTGGCGCAGATTTTTATCATCTTAGTGCAGATGCTTATGGTGATAATTTTGAATATGCTCAATGTGAAATTATTGGTGTAGGAACTATACCAATGTTTGACTATCATTGGGCAGAAAATTGCTGGGTATATGAAAATGGTAAGAAAACTGATAAACGCTTTGTAGATCTTGATACATATGGGTTATTTGTTAAAAAAGATCTTACAAATGTTGAAGAAATAGTCGAAAAAATAAACGATATATATTCTAACAAAGCTCTTCATAAAAAATATCTTGAATGTAGTTTTGATATAACTAGAAATCATTGTGATAGTCAATGGATATTCCAAAAACTTGTAGATGATATTCTTTTATTAGAAAAGGGAAAATCAATTGGATCTAAACCATTATTTTAATATGAAATTAAATATCGGAGACTTAGTTAAATTAAAAATTGCCTGTTTAGGTAATAAAATAGGAACATTGGGTGTAGTTTTTAATGAATACCCCGCATTTGAAGGAGATGGTATGGGAGTTCAAATAATTTTTAAAAACGGAGATTATGATGGATTTTCGCCTGAAGAACAATCTGAATTTTTTGAGATTGTATCAATTGATAATTATCCTTATGATAGTTATGAATTTAATAATGTAATGCATGTAAGTCGGGATTTTAGTAATGGATATTGGAATAAAATTTTAAACTTATGACATCCATAGATTTACATATAAAATATAAATTTGAAACAGGAGAATATCCTAATTCTGAGTCATATATTGAATGGTTAGAAAATCATTTTTCTACTAATTTAATATTGGAATATAAATTTGAAACAGGCTTAAATAACAAACGGACAATATATCATAATAGTAATGAAGAATGTATATGTGAATATACTGCGGAATATAAAAAATGGCTTGAAGAAAAACTTTGTAAAACATGAGTCTTATAAACACATTATATGATAAGGTTGTTTGTATTAACCTTAAAGAAAGAGAAGATAAGTATAAATATGCATCTGCACAATTTATTAAACATAAAATTAATGTTGAGTTTTATAGACCTGTAATTCTTAATTACGCCCGTAATTTTGTAGAACCATATGCAGATATACATAATAATTTATCAAAAAATTATGTAAGATTTAATAAACATTTTCCAAATGAATTTGGAACTCTTCATAGTCATTATTATGTAATTAAATCTGCTTTATTAGAAAATGTACAAAATTTATTTGTATTTGAAGATGATTGTGCTTTTCATAAAGATTGGGATGATTTACTTCCAAAATATTTAAATACTATTCCAGATGATGCCGACGGTATTTTACTTTATTCTTTTATGGATCGTCTATTACCACAAAACATTAGGGTTAAACCAAGATGGACTAAAGGTTATGGTAGTTGGTCTTTATTAGCGTATGGAATGAATAGAAAAACAATGCAAGGATATATTGATCATATGGATGATACACCCATGATTGCAGATAGAGCAACATGGGAAATGATGTCATTTAAGGGCTATAATTTTTATATTGCTTCTCCACCATTAGTACTACCGGCAAAAGATTTATCTTCTAATATTCGTGGCGAAAATAAAAATTATGAAAAAACAAAGTCTATTTTTATAATGGGCGTAAATGAAAGTGACTATAAATAAAATAAAGCGTGAATAAATAAACTATATACTAAATCTTATGAGAAAAAAAGTAAAAGTTATCCCAGAAAAAAATAGAGAAGAAATTGAAGAACTACAAGCAACATTAAACGAATTAAAAGATAAAAATAAGGCCATATGGCTAGATGCTGGAGCTTCAATTTCTATGAGATCCATGTTTGGAGAAGAAAATGAAATTTCAAGAAAGATTGAGGAATTAATGAATGGTTAAATTATTTGATAAAGAATTTCCTGATTTGCCAGGCATAGGAGATGCAGAATGGCAAAAAGTTAGAACTTCAGTTTCTGTAACAAGAAAACAAATTGAAGAATTAAAAGCTTCTTTTGGAATAGATATTCTAATCGAGGAGATGGTGGAAAATGCTATACATAATGAGTCATATCAAAGTTTATGTAAATTAATATCTAAAGTAATTTTTACTCCAAGACCTCAAGAAATAAAATGGCAAAAAACAACATATTGGTTAGAAGATTTATTAGAAAAGAAAGAAGATAAAAATAAATTTATTTTAACCAATTTATATGTTGCTACTCATTTAATACGTAGGACAACCTTTTTTACAAAACCGGTTGATGTAAGTTCTACAAATGGAGCTATTTATAATGTAGGCAAACTTTTTGATACTCCTATATATGTGGATCCTTATATGTTATACAACAATAATGAATTAGCAATAGTTTCTGGGAATATTTTAGAATTTAAAGAACCCGGGAGTGTACAAGTAATCGACGAAGGAATGATGGCACCAAAAGTGATCACAACAATAGAATATCGATTATATCATCCTAATAGTGATGTTTATAAAATAATTAATTTAGATTAAATAAAATGAATAGATTATTTAGAACACCTAAAAACAAAAGAGTATTTGGAGGAGTTTGTG